CATGCCAGCCGTGGCAAGTGGGTGCGCGCCGAGCCTGTCGCAGCCCGCTATGAGCAAGGCAAGATTCACCATGTGGGCGTCTTTACAGAACTCGAATTGCAGATGACTTCATGGGTGCCGGGCAGCGACTCGCCTGACAACATGGATGCGCTTGTGTGGGGTTGTACGGACCTTGACCGCCGTGTGCCGCTGCTACTCTAAGGCGAGAACATGACATCCTCACCGCCCTCTCTCTACGCCGTAGGCAACGGCATCAAGCAAATCAATCTGGAGCAACTCCACTCGTGGGCGGAGTTGGGCAATGTGCCGTGGGCAGCCAACCCCGATACCCACTCGCCTACGCAACTCGTCGCCTTCGTCGCCTTCCTCTATCGCGCCATCGAAATCCGTGCCAACTCGGTCTCGACCGTGCCGTGGACAATCTACACGCAGACAGGCGAGCGGTCGGTCTGGACAAGCGACGAGCCTGTGCCGCCGCCTGCGCTGGAATGGCTCAAGGAATTGCAGGAACTGCTCTACCGCACCGAAGCCTCCCTGACAATGGTATCGGAAGCCTTCCTGCTCCGTGAGCGCAACCGCATCAAGACGACAGCCCTGCGCTGGCTCGACCCGCAGACGATGGAACCCGTGTGGACAAAGGACGGTCTCAAGGAGTTTCGCCGCACAGCAAACGGGATGCCCTCGACCCTCCCGGTTGAAGACGTCGTCTATCTGTGGTATCGCGGACTCTCCGAGACTGAACCCAAATCTTCGCCCGTGATGGCGGCGCTCTCTGCCGCCAATGCCCTTTACTCCATCGATGCCTTCGTCAAGTCGTTCTTCAACCGGGGCGCTGTCAAGGCCACCCTGCTCACCACGAAGTCGATGCCGCTCCAAGCCGAAGCCGCACGCCTCAAGGACTGGTGGCAGCGCACCATCACGGGCAGCAAGAACGCCTTCGCTTCCGAGGTTGTCTCCGCAGAGGTTGTCCCCGTGGTGATTGGCGAAGGCATCACGGAACTGTCGAACAACTCGCTGACGACTGAGAAGCGGGAGGACATTGCCACGGCGCTTGGCGTGCCGCACTCGATGATTATGTCCAACGCCGCCAACTTCGCCACGGCGCAGGCTGACCAGGAGAACTTCTACAACACGACCGTGCTGCCCGAATGCGCCAAGATTGAACACCAACTCAACCAGCAGGTCTTCGGCACACTCGGCTTGCGCTTCACCTTCCGGCCGCAGTCGCTCTCCATCTTCCAGCAGGACGAAGCCGAACGTGCCGACGCCTTCGCCAAGTATGTCGCCGCGGGCGTCTTGCCGAGCATCTCGGCGCAACTGCTCGGCATTGAACTGCCGGAAGGCTATGAGTACGCCGACCTTGACCCCGAACCCCCGCCGCCTGCGCCCGCGCCCATCATCGTGCAGAACACGCCTGCCTTGCCTGCGCCGCGGGACGAGGACGAAGACGAAGAACCTGTCGTGGCTTCGCAGCGTGCCATCGCCGCCGAGCGCATCCGCTTTGCACGCTGGGCAGCGCGGCGCAAGGAGCCGGACGTGCGCACGTTTATTTCCGACATTTTCTCGCATGAGGAAAAGGAGGCGCTGCTCGCGGAGGTGGGCATCGTCCCTTTCGTCCTGACGTGGAACTTGACTGGGAGCATTACCCCTGAAGCGTACAGGGCGATGGTCGTCATGCTCGACCCAGACGACCCCGAAGAAGAACAACAGATACGCATGGCGCTCGAGCGCAAGCAGGCAGAGGAACTCGCCAAGCAGATGGAAAAGCAGTACGACTCGCTGCTGCCCGCCGCAGAGAAGTTTGATACGCAGGCAGGGCAGATAGCCTCTCTCGAAGAGAATGTGCGCATGAATCAGAAGGTGCAGGACGTCTTGGAACAGACGCTTGTCAAGGCGAGTGACCTGGGCGTGGCTGCCGCTGTCACAGGGCTGGAAAATGTGAGCGTCGCCTTCGACTGGACGCTCGCCAACACGCAGGCGCGGGCATGGGCGGCACGGCACACGGGCGTGCTTGTCTCTGGCATTGACGAGGCGACCCTGCGCTCCCTGCGCGAGGCAACGACGCGCTGGATACAGAATGGCGCACCGTTGAAGTCTCTGGTCAATGACCTTGCGCCCATGTTTGGGCAGAGCCGGGCAGAGATGATTGCTTCGACCGAAGTCACCAACGCCTACCAGCAGGGCAACGAAATTGCGTGGGTGGCGTCTGATGTCGTGGACGAGATGGAGTGGGTCACAGTGCGCGATGAAAGGGTCTGTCCTCTCTGCGGACCCATGCACGGCAAGCGTGCGCCACTTGGCGGCACATTCGAAGGGGGAGTGAAGCCTCCGGCTCGCCATCCACGCTGCCGCTGCTTCACCCGCCCCGTACTGAAGAAACGGAGTTGACGCATGGCGATTGCAGCCGGAGACATTGAAATCAACGGCATCGAGGAACTGCGCCGTGAACTGGCGCAGATTCAGGCAGAACTCGATGCCGGCAACCCGAGCAGCGACCTGCGCAACGCCATGGACAGGAGCGTGAAGCGGGTGCAGTACCGCATGATGGACTACCCGCCGCAGCGCACGGGCAGTCGCTACGTGCGCACTGGCACGCTCGGCAGACGCTGGACGACGCTCATCGTTGCAGAGGGCGACTCCCTCTTCGGCAAGGTGGGCAATAACACGGAATATGCGCCCCAGGTGCAGTCCAAGGAATTGCAGGCGAAAGTGCATGAAGGCGTCTGGCAGACCGACGAGCAGGTCATGCAGGAAGAAAAGGCGTTCATCGAGGGCGAGTTTACGGCGATGGTCAGGCGTGTCGTTCTGGAGTTTGGAAGATGAACACAACGGTCAAGGTGCTGGTCAAGACGGACGAGGTGGCAGTCGTGGGCGGCATGGGCGTCGTCTTCGGCGGCAAGGATTTGTATGGCGAGACCTTCACGGCAGAGACAGACTTCATGCTCGACTTCGTGCCGCACAAGCCTGTCCTCTACGAACACGCCCTCAAGAGTGAAGTGACGCACGTCATCGGCAACGTCACCAAAGTCGAGTCGCGCCCGGATGGATTGTGGGTGGAAGCAGAACTCGACCGCCACAAAGCCTATGTCAAGGAAGTGCTGGCGCTTGTCGAACGGGGTGCGCTCGGCTGGAGCAGCGGCACGGTGCCGCAATTGATGGCGATGGAAGGCGCATTCGTCAGACGCTGGCCAGTGGTCGAGTTTTCGTTGACGCCGACACCCGCTGAACCGCGCACGCTGGGAGTCGAGACAATTCGTGCTTTGATAGAGTCTGACCCGTTGTTTGAGACGCTCTTGCCAGAGGATGACGCGGCAGCGTCGTCGGCAACCGTAGGCGACGATGAGACTCCTGACAAGACGGACGTGACGCCTGTCACGCCGATAGAGACCGAGACAGAGAAGGAAGTCGTCCCACAGACGACAGAAGAGGACGATATGGAACAGGAAGCAATCCCAACGGCAGAGACGACCGAACTGGCGACAGTGCGTCAGGAACTATCAGAGTTGCGGTCGATGCTGGCGAATGAGCCCGCCATCAACACGCCCGCGCTCAATCTGAAGACACGGCTGGGCGACTCGGAAGTGAAGGCGACTGCGCACTACTTGCGAACAGGCGATTCCTCTGCCTTGAGGGCATCGAACGCCACGGACATGAACATTGGCACGCCTGCCGATGGCGGCTATGCAGTGCCGCGTGGCATGTACAACGGCATCATTGCCAAGCGTGATGCTGGCATGTTGACCGACACGCTTGGCGTGATGCGCCTTCCCGGCAGCGGCACGACGATTGACGTGCCTTACGAGACTGGCACGACCAACGAGTTTGTTGCGACCGCCGAAGCCGCCGCCTTCGACCTTGACGCGCCTGCGCTTGGACAGAAGACCTTCACTCTGGTCAAGTACACGAAGAAGGTGACCTTCTCTGTCGAAGTCTTGCGCGACTCCAACGACGCACGCCTCGTTGATTTCGTCAACGCCTATGTAGGGCGCGCTCTCGCCATCACGCACAACAAGTTGCTCGTCACTGAAGCGTTGGCGTCCGGCACCTCTGTCGCGCTTTCGACTGCCGCTGCTCTCGCTGCTGGCGACGTCCAGAAGGTGTACTACGCACTGAAGCAGCAGTACGTGGGCGAGGCGTCATGGCTCATGCGCGGCGCAACCTACTCTGCGCTCATGAGTCTGTCGGGCAATCCGTTCCAGTATGCAGAGACGCCGGGAGGCAGCAGGAACTACACGCTGTGGGGCGCTCCCGTGTACAGGGACGAGAATCTCGGGCCGGTCGCAACCACACAGAAGTCGATTCTGTTCGGCAACTTCGGCTATATGGGTCTCTATGAAGATGAAGCGATGACGTTCCTTCGGGACCCGTATTCGGCTGCCGGAACGGGGCAAGTCAACTTCTTCTTCTACTTCCGGGCGAAGTATGGCGTGCTGCTGCCGGAAGCCATCCTCTATGGTCAGCACCCGTAACCATGACAAGGAGGGGGGGAAACACCCCCCCTGACTCTTTCCCCCATCGAAAGGAGATGTGACGTGGAGAAGAACTACACAGCACTGC